CCAGTTGTTCGACGAGTGGGGCGTCAAAGAGCACGAATGGAGCGCCACGATTGACGGGCGCCAGCGCCCATCGCACGAGGCCGCCGACGGCCAGCGCAAGCCTTTGGGCGAGTCGTTCGTCGTGGGCGGGTATGAGATGGACCATCCGTTGGACGGGGCCCGCGGGGCACCGCTGTCCGAGATTGCTAACTGCCGGTGCTCCGAGCTACCGGTCGTGGAGGAGTGAGCCATGTTCACAGTCACGGAATACCGAAACGGGCGGGAGGCGGTCATCGCCTCCCCGCGCGACGCGGGCGAGGCCAAGCGCGCGGCGGTCGAGCATACGGCGCTGGTGGATGCCGTCTGCGCGGTGAGCCGCGGCGGGGGGCGCCCGTTCATCTACGCCTATCGCGGGCGGCTGGTCGAGGCGGCGGAGGCTATCCGGCTTCTGACGGATGCCGGGGGTGTGCCCGTGCTGCGCCTCGACCCGGCGCCGGAAGAGGACGCGCCGGCCGAGATGGTGTTCGAGCCTGAGCCCGAGCCGGACGACGACGAGAGCGACGACGAGCCGCCCAAGCGCGGCCGGCGCAAGGCGGGGCCCGCGGAGACGAAAGCCGCCGCCGCGGAGCGCATCCACAAGGCGCAGCCCGGCGCGCTGCTGAACGTCGATGAGGCCGAAGGGGTCATCGAGGCGATTGTGTCGGTCTTCGGCATCGTGGATGACGGCGACGACATCATCCATCCCGGCGCGTTCGCCAAGACCCTGGCTGAGCGGGCGGGGCGAGTGAAGGTCCTCAACTCGCACAACAACTGGGACCTGATGGCCGTCATCGGCAAGCCACTGGAGATGCGTGAGGTCGGGCGCGAGGAGCTGCCCGCCCACATCCTGACGGAATACCCGGACGCCACCGGCGGCCTGTGGACCAAGACCCAGTATCTGCTCGACACGCAGGCGGGCGCCGA